AGAAGAAAATAATTTCTTAAAATAAATTTATGTTAGAAGCAGAAAAAATTAAATCGAATTGGGAAGCGTATCGTGCATTAGTAAATGATGCATTTCCTACACGTAAAGATGCATTAAATAGAATGTATGATGATTTTGAAGATCGAATGGTAATGATGCCGGCATCTTCAATGGCACATTTTCATAATGCATTTGGCGGCGGTTATGTAGATCATGTACTACGAGTTATTGCATGTACTGAAGAATTATATGAATCGTGGTCTCGAATGGGTGCTGATATGTCTGGTTATACTATTGAAGAACTTCGTTTTGCGGCAATGCATCATGATTTAGGCAAAGTAGGTTTTCCAGGCGATGGCAACGAAGTATATCAAGTTGAAACATCAGATTGGCATCGCAAGAATCAAAACAAGATGTATAAGCATAATGAAAATATTCCATTCACTATGGTACCAGATCTTTCAATTTGGTTGCTTCAACAATATGATGTTAAGATGTCATGGACGGAATATCAAGCAATTAAGATTCATGATGGAATGTATGATGATGCAAATAAACCATACTTTGTTGCTCGTTCAGCTCAAGCTAAATTAAAAACCAATTTGCCGATTATTTTACACCATGGCGATCATATGGCAGCGCAAATTGAATTTGAACGTTGGAGAAATAAAGATCGTATTACACCTAAAGCAGTTGTAGAAAAAAGTAAAGTTACAAAAAGTAATGGTTTAAAAAACCTAGCTGAAAATAATCCAGATGTTGAAAAAACATTGACTGATATTTTTAGTGCATTTAATGAGGAATAATATGATATCAGGTTTATTAATAGTTTTATTATTATTATCATCTATATATCTTACATTTAGAGTTTGGTATTTGGCCGGCGCATTAGCCGATGCACAAGATTATATTGAAGATTTAGAATCTACTAATCAATATATGTATGATAAAATTTCAAGATCGTATGACGCGATGCAACAAATTGATCGTTTAGGTGCGTTTGAATCAGAAGATGAAGCAGGTACAACATTTCAACTTTTAAAACAAGTAATTGAAGAATTAAACGAAGAATTTGAGAATGGCACGGAAGAAAAAAAGTAACGTTTATTTCACAAAAATTACTGATATAGCAATTTCTGCGTATAATAAATCAGAAAATAATTTAGCACTACGAGAAAAAATATACAGAAGATTTATATATCCTGCATTTTTAAAACTTGCGGAAAATATTATTAATAAAGTTAAACCTGACTATATCGATTCAACATTTGTTGATTTACAAACTGATTTAGTTACATACTTAACAGCACGTTTAGATAAATTTAATGCCGCGGCTGGTAAAGCATATTCATATTATACTAGAACATCATTTAATTATTTAATTGCAGAAAATCAAAAAGGTTATGCAAAAGTAAAATCGGATGCGTTAGAAATTGATGTAGATGAACAACGCAATATTATTACTGAAATGCATAATGCAGATATGTTAGAAACTCTGCAGTATTTTATGGATGCATATATTGAACATTGTTACGATAATTTAAATTATATTTTTACAAATCCAACCGATATTCACGTAGCAGATTCAATTCTTCATATTTTTGAAACTAGACAAAATATCGAAAATTTCAATAAAAAGGCTCTATATATCTTTATAAGAGAACGTACGGGTTTAGAAACAACTAATATAACCAAAGTTATTAAAGTTCTAAAACAAATTTATGAAGAGAAGTTTCGAGAGTATGAACGAACAGACTTCATAAAATTGCCGTTTTAATATTTATTATTAAAGGATTTCCGGCATGGACAGAAATGATGAATTATTCAAAGGAACAACCTTTGCAGATTTAATGTCTGATGTATATCACAATTCAAAAAAGAAAGATCGCCAAATCAATCAATTAATTGCACAACTGCAACCTTTGATAAAAAATGCATCTGACGCAACAATCATTGTACCTTTAATTAAAGAATATTTAGATGTTGCAGTTAAAAATGATGATCATTTAGTTAAATTAACGGCGATCGTTCAAAGATATATTTCAACCAAACAAACAATTTCAGGCGCAGATAGCTTATTGAGCGAAGAAGAAAAACAACAATTACTTAAAGTTGCGGAACAAACATTATCAGACGAATTAACGGACGAATTAGATAATATTTCATATGAAACTGATGAATTAGCACAGCGTGTAGAAATAGCTAAGCGCAAGTTAGAAAAGGATGTTAATGACTCAATTTGAATGGGATGTTGCTGAAGTATTAGAATATGAAAGAACATATCAATATGTTCCGACTCCTACTGAAAATTCTAATTTATCGGAATTATTTGCACTTAAAGTACGATCTTGTAGACAATTATATAATCAAAAAATATACATTGTAAAACCAGGTAATTTAAGTATTAAAAAAATTCCATTAGTTGGCGAATTTGTTTTAATTTATAAAACAATTAATCAACAAACTACTGACACAACATGGCGTGAAAGTTGGTATTATCTTTCTACTGTTGATATACATTCTTCACTTAATGAAAATATGATGCCCGGCGTGTCTAAAGGACTTAATGAAGAACAAATTAATAATGTAAAACCAGGCGTAACATTTTCTAGGAAATCAATTTCTCCTATACAACCGTATGAGGGAGATGTTTTAATTGAAGGCCGTAATGGAAATAGTATACGTTTTAGCAGTACATTAGATACTACTTATCCAACAAACTATTATTATAAATCGCCGCCATGGAGAGGCCAACAATCTAGTTACGGCGATCCTATTATTGTTCTATCAAATCGAACTGTTAATCGAGATAAAAAAGAATTTATTGTAGAAAATATAGAAACGGATTCGTCATCATTATATTTAACTACTACACAAACAATACCTGATTTAAAATTATCTAAAGAATTAACTGTATATAATTCATTTGCTAATCAATCACAATTAATTGGGGTAGGCGATAGAATTATACTTCGAGCAAAAAAAGATATTGCAGTAATTGATGCAGAAAAAGGAATTGTATTAAACACTCCAGGTGAAATTAAAATAGGAGATGACTCTGCAGATCAATCATTAGTACACGGAGAAGTTTTATATGAAATTATTTTAAAATTAGCAAACGCAATTGCAGCCGGCGGCACAGCTAATGGTGCAATGGTTACAACTAATGCAGCTTCTGCGATAAGTCAAATTTATGATTTATTGCCCGAATTAAAAAGTAAACAGTATAAAATAAAGAAAACATAATATGGCAGTTGCACCACCATTTGATTTAGTTGTACAGAAAGTACCAACCGCAGTTAATAAATTGCAGACTGCACTAAATAAATTAATTGATCGATTAACACAAAAAGTTACTGAAGCAGTTTCTGATGCTAGTAAGTTATCAGAACGTATTGATTGTAATGATCCTCGAGTTAAAAAAATCAAAGCAACTTTACAATCGATTCAACAAATCATACAAAAAATTCAAGAAGTATTGCGAATATTACAAATTGTAGTGCCAGCATTAACCGTTGCTGCTCAAATTGCAGCAACATTAATTAATATACAAGTAGCCGTTCCATTGCCATCACCCCCGGCGTTAGTACAAGCATTGGCAGTTCAAAATGAATTAATTGCAACTATTATTGGTGCATTAAAACAAGCATCTATTATTGTTACAGTAGTTAATGGTAGTGTAATTTTAGCATCATCATTATTAGGATCAGTTATCAATAAATTATCTTCGATATGTAACAATGAAGTATTTGAAGTATCTGCAATAACTCAATTAGCAGTTAATTTTTTAAATAATGAAGTTATTAATTATACACCATCTGAGTTTTATAATGTAAAAAATACTTCAATTGAAGATTTAGATAATCGAGAAAATTTAATTCAACAATTAAATGAAAAACAATTAAGTATTGTAGAAAATTTATTAGAGATGCCTAGTAAAGTTATTATGCTTCAAGGTGCATCTCAGCCCACTGTCGATCAAGGAAAAACAGGAGATTTTGCAATTAATGAAACTACAAAAACGTTTTATGGTCCAAAAATATCCGATACTGAATGGGGACTGGCTATAAATTACTAATCTACATATTTATTATAAAATTATAATATGGATTCAAAAACACTTATAAAAGCACTTAAAATAGCCGTACGTGAGGTTATTAAAGAAGAATTAACAGAAATTCTTAAAGAAGGTTTACAATCTACAATTACAGAGATGAAACAACCGGCTTCGCCAACTACGCGCGCACAAAGAAATGCGCCGGCAGCACCAGTAAAGAAATCTAAAGTACAATTTACTGACAACAAATGGGCATCAATTCTAAACGAAACAGATGCATTGGTAGAACAAGGACCAATGGCAATGAATAATTTTGCAGAAATGATGAATGAAGGTATAGATGAAATACGTATGACATCTGCAGATGCTGTTGGATTCGGTGCAATGCGAGAAAACATGCGAGCTGCTATTACAGGTCAACCAGCTGCACCAAAATTAATGGAAGATCCGGAAACGGGTAAAACATTTGAAGTGCCAGAGGAAGTACAACAAGCAATGACACGAGATTATAGTGCTTTAATGAAAGCAATGAATAAAAAGAAAGGTGGTTAGTAATGCCATACGTTATTGTAGAAATTAATGAATCAGCTGCAACGGCTTTTGGTTTAGATCTTTCATTTGGATCTGCTACGCCCTTTTCTACAGTATACAATACGGAACAAGTTATATTTAATAAACTTAAAAATCTTTTATTAACAAGAATTGGCGAACGACCTTTACAACCAGAATTTGGAACAGATTTATTTAAAATTTTATTTGAAGTAAATTCTAGAGAATTGCAACAAGAAATAGAAGATTATATTATTCCAAAAATTAATATATGGGTACCTGAAGTTACGGTTACTGCAATTAGACTAAAAACGATTGAAGATGACCCGACAATGATTCATACAATAGAAATCACACTAGAATATTCAACTAATGGAATTAATTTAAATACACTTACATTAGCTATTGATGATGGCGGTATATTACAGATAATACAAGGATAACAATATGGAAACAAAAAAAGATGTTTCTTATTTAGGTAAAGATTTTGGTCAGATTCGAAGAAATTTAATTGAATTTACTAAACAATATTTTCCTACAACATATACTGATTTTAGTGAAGCATCATCTGGAATGATTTTATTAGAATTAGCTGCATATGTTGGCGATGTTTTATCATATTATGCAGATAATAATTTAAAAGAATCTTTATTAGAACAAGCAACTGAACGAGGAAATATATATGATATTGCAAAAATGCTTGGTTATCGACCTAAAAATTCTATACCAGCATATGTAACATTAGATGTATTTCAATTAGTACCGGCTATCGGATCGGGTAGTAACGTTGCACCTGATTATACATATGCACTTTCTATTAAACCTGGTATGCGAGTTTCTGCAACAAACGGTCCAGCTGTTTTTAGAACATTAGATTCTATAGATTTTGCGTTTTCGTCATCAATTGATCCAACTGAAGTTTCAATATATGAAAGTGATGATACTACAAAACAGCCAACTTATTATTTATTGAAAAAACAAATACAAGCAGTATCTGGCGATGTTATAACTAAAACGTTTACATTTGGTACGCCTGTTGCATATGATAAAATTGTTTTACCAGAAAATAATATTATTGACATAATTTCAGTTACTGAATCCGATGGTGATGCATGGTATGAAGTTCCATACTTAGCACAAGATACAATTTTCGAATCAATTCCTAATTTAGCAGAAAATGATCCGGATTTATTTCAATATCGTTCATCATCACCTAGTTTATTAAAAATGAAACGTACTGCTAAACGTTTTGTTACTAGATTGCGTAGTGATAATTTATTAGAATTACAATTCGGTGCTGGAATTTCGGATAATAATGATGAAGAAATCATTCCTAATCCTACAAATGTAGGAAATGGACTTGCCGGAGTTCGTTCTAGTGTTGATGTTGATATAGATCCATCTAATTTTTTATATACAAGAACATACGGACAAGCTCCATCAAATACTACATTAACAGTTACATATACTATTGGTAATGGCATTGCTGATAATGTTATAGCAAATGTTCTTACAAATATACAACAAATTAATTATGATGAAGATGTTAATTCGACTGCATCTATCCCAGTATTTAATTTTGTAAAAAATACCGTTGCAGTAACAAACCCAGTGCCAGCAGCTGGTGCTAAAAATTCTGATACATTACAAGATATTAAAAATAATGCATTAGCTAATTTTGCGACACAAAATCGTACAGTGACTCGAGATGACTATATTATACGTGCATATTCGATGCCGGCAAAATACGGTAGTATATCAAAAGCATATGTTGTACCTGATGATCAAATTATACAAGAAGATTATACGCAAAATCGTTTGCCTAATCCATTAGCACTTAATATGTATGTTTTAGGATTCAATGAAAACAAACAATTGATTGCATTAAATGATTCAATCAAAGAAAATTTAAAAACATATCTTAATTATTACAGAATATTAACTGACGCGATTAATATTAAAGATGCATTTATTATCAATATTGGTGTTCAATTTGAAATTTCAGTTTTATCAAATTATAATAGTAATGAAGTTTTATTAAATTGTATAAATGCATTAAAAACATATTTTGATATAGATCGTTGGCAAATAAATCAACCTGTAATTAAAACTGAAGTAATGAATATCATATCAAATGTACGTGGTGTTCAAAACTTAGTTAATATTACATTTAATAATTTATATGATACTACATTAGGATATTCTGGAAATGTTTATGATTTATCATCTGCTACAAAGAATGGTGTAATTTATCCTTCATTAGATCCTAGTATTTTCGAAGTAAAATTTCCAAATCAAGATATTAAAGGTCGAGTAGTTAATTATTAAGGAACATGATGTTTAGAATATTTTATGCAAATAAAGATGCAACATTGTATGAAGCATTACCAACATACAATACTGGATTAGATGAAATACTAGAAGTTGGAAAACGTTTAGGTACCGATGGTTCTACTTTATTAAAATCTCGTGCAATTGTTAAATTTGATATGTCTGAAATTTCAGCATCATTATCTACATATAATCAAACTGTCAATGATTGTAAATTTGTATTGCAACTTTTTACAACTGAAGCAAAGAATTTGCCTGCAGATTATACAATTGCATTAAAGATGTTAGGACAAGATTGGGTTAATGGCACTGGTTATCTTTCTGAAGCAACGACGGATGGCGTTTGTTGGAATACACCTGCATCTGCGTCATCGTGGATATCGGGTAGTCAACAAATTGAAATAGGTACAAGTGATTTATATATATCCGGTTCGGGTACTGGTGGAAATTATCTTTATTATTCTGGGTCTAGTACTTCACCAGTATTAGTAACATCAGAATCATTTTCTTATAGAACTACCGATTTAAATATTAATGTTACTGATCAAATAAAAATATGGATGAGTGGTAGCAATAATAATACAATACCAAATTATGGTTTCTTGATACAATATTCAGATGCCGATGAAGCTAATACTGGCGTTTCTGGTTATGTTAGATTTTTTAGCAGAGATACGCATACTATATATGTTCCTAGAATAACGATGTATTGGGATAACAGTGCTTTTACGACGGGTTCGCTTGCCGCGGCTAATCTAGAGTCATATTCATTATACACTAACGTTAAACCGTCATATAAAGACACAGAAATTAGTAAAATACGTATTTATGCACGAGATAAATATCCGCAAAAATCACCAACTAATTTATTTCCTATTGAAACTGTTAAATACTTACCATCAGCATCATATTACTCTGTTTTAGATGCAGCTACAGATGAAGTCATAATTCCGTACGATAATATTTATACTAAATTGAGTTGTGATAGTACAAGCAATTACATTTACGTTGATATGAATGGTGTTATGC